AGTAGAACCTGTACCGTTGTATACAGTTAATTGCTGTACTTCTACAGAACCAAATTCAATGATATTGTTGTTACCATCTTTTGAGAAAAGTTTTTTGTCAGCAAGGTTGATAGCAACCTCGCCAACATCGAGATCAGTAGTTAGCGGAACTTTCTCTGTAACGCTAGACTTCTTTAGAATAAGTTTAGTAGCCATATAGATGACCCCTTTCTATGACTTAGTAAGTACCGCCGTCTAAGCGAACATTTTGTAGTGTATAGTCGCCCATATCCCAAGCATCGTTTGTTTCATTCCAAATAAACTGTACGTTAGCTAGTGTACCACGTTCTACTTCAAAACCAGCATTTTGTGTAGGAGCAAGTGTCTCATCAGAGTTTAGGAGAATGATGGAATCACCGATGTTAACAGTATTAGAATTTACTGTAGTAGTAGTGCCACTAACAGTTAGATCGCCTGTAACAGTTAAACTACCACCAATGTTTACAGCACCACCAATACCAACGCCACCTGTTACAATCAATGCACCTGTACCTGTAGTAGTAGAAGCAGTGTTGTTAGTGATAGAAACAGCAGTACTTGTGGTGTTACCTCTAGTTGTAACAGTTTGTAATGTATCGGCTTCAGCTGTTAAATAGGTACCCGCGACTTGAGCACCAATAAGAGCAGGAGTAACTTGTACTGAGTTTAAAGCTGTTACGTGACCATTACCATCAAGTGTTACACTTTGAATTACGTTTGCACCAGTGTTAGAAACTGAAGCTTGTGTAGAACTATCAGTGTGAGTGATAGTAACAGTATCTGTAAGAGCATCAGTGGTAATAGTAATACCATTGTTACCTACTAATGTTAATGTGTCAGTTGCCGTGTCTGCTACTACGCTAGTTTGACCTGATACTGCAATAGTATTGAAAGCGTTTTGGTTAGGTTGAGCACCAGCAGTAATACCGTCGAGCTTAGTTTTATCTGCAGAAGACATAACACCAGCTGCTGAAGTAGTTGCAACAGAAAGATCACGGGTTCCTACAGCAGTAACATGCCCTAAGGTGTTTACAGTAACACTATCAATTACGTTAATACCATTATTAGTAGCATCAGCGTTAATAGCGGCTTGTGTTGGGTGAGAGTAAGCTACTCCTGCTTCTACCCAAGCAGTACCATTATAGGTTTTTAGTAGTGTATTAGTAGAGTCGTACCAGAGATCACCTGTAGCAGGAGCAGAAGGTGCAGTAGCACTAACAAAAGCACTACCAATAGTAATAATCGCGTTAGAGTTGTTTTTAGTGTAAAGTTTACGATCAGCAAGGTTTAATGCTACTTCACCGATTTCTAAATCAGTTGTTAGCGGGACAGCACCTGCTGTGCTAGATTTTTTCAAAAGAATTTTAGTTGCCATAATATCCGCCTGTAATTGTGCCTTGGTCTAGTGTGCCTATGTTAAGATCATCTAATGATCCGCTAAAAGCTACAGCAGCCAGAGATTCTACTGAAGGAACAGTACCTACATCAGTAGTAGTTCCGTCACTAAAGGTAAAAATAAGTCTGCCATTAACAATAGCTACAGAAGTAACAGAACGACCTTGAGAGCCTTGTCCACCTGTCCTAGCTAAAGAAACATTGATCTGTCTAATTAATACATCTGTTTCTAACTTGTTAGGCCTTGCTGTAATGCTAAGTTTGTTAGATTTAGTAGTTAGTTTGTAAGTCATCTTAGAACTCCGTTGGAGAGTAGAGAACTTCGACTAAACCTCGTACTGGTTTCCAAATTTGTTTATCATTACCTGTTCCTGGATCTCTTACTTCTAACTCAACAAAACCATAAACAGGTTTGTCAGGAGTAGGCTGAACTGTCCAAGCAGAAATTAATTCTTCAGGGAATACTATTTTAAAGATATTATCTGTAGTAAGCGTGTCTATAATAGGTAGTTGAGAGATAGTGCCTCCGGGTCTTACAGCAGTAGGGATCTTACCGTCTCCTGCGTTCAGAGCTTCAATGACTGTAACCTTTAGTGTGTAGTTACTAAGGTTGGTCAGCCAGTTAAGAGTTACCTCTAGGTGAATTTGTTCACCATCAACAATACTAGCTAAAATAGAGCCGTTATCAGAGATAAGATCTTGGGAAGCAGAAGTGATTTTACTGCGTGCCATGTTTTGTCTCCTCTACCGAGCCTCAGCTGGGTTTGTTTCTAAATATCCTTCATTGAGGAGAATTATTTTACCATTTTACTTTATCCGCCCAATAAGCAGCTGACATCTTTCCTTTAGCAATATTTGCTGCATGTCTGGCTTTAAAACTTTTTCTACGTTTTTCTTCTGATTCAGACTCTCCTTTTCTTTCAGGAGAACCTTTAGTTCCTTGTTGACCAAAACGAATAGTTTTAATTTGATCGCCTTCTTTAGCAACAACAATATGTGACTTAGTAGGATGATTAGGTGTTCTTTTAGGCTGGTTGTATCCATCAACCCCAGCCCTCTCTAGTCTAGGGTCTTTCTTGCTCATTTACTTTTTCTTTCTTGCTTTCTTTTTAGCCTCTGAAGCCACTGACAATGCAATGGCTACAGCTTGTTTTTGTGAATGACCACGTTTTTTCTCTCTACGAATATTAGAAGAAATAGTCTTTTGTGAATAACCTTTCTTGAGAGGCATTATACGGGTTCTCCTGGAATTGGAATACAAAAGGGAGTAATAACACCATCAGGAGTGTAGGGTAGCACTACTGCTACATTATTACCTTCTGCCATACAAGCTTCATAGGTAGGAAACACTGCTTCTGAATTAAAGATTACTTGACAAGAGACACTTTGAAAACTAGTGCAATAGAGTATAGCTGCTATAAACATTATATACCACTCTCATCAATACCTATGCCAGAGTTATCCTGAATCAGCGGATCTTGACCAATCTCCTCTATACCAGCAGTGTCATCATAATCAGAAGGAATGATATCATGCTGTTTAGCTACAGAGAGCCATACAGAACGAGGAATCAGTCTATTTTGATACCATTCAGTAACTAGACGTGCCCATTCAGAGCCAAGAGGAGTTGGATTAAAGTCTGCACTAAGCTGGAAACTTAGCTCTTCTACATCTAGCTCTTTACCATAGCGCCAACGAAGCATTAGCTTAATTACTTCTGCCATAGTAGCACTAAGTTTGTTGTTTAGTAAACCTAACTGAGCAGTTAGACTGGAATTACGAATTTCTAGAGCAACACCAGACTGATCTCCTTCAGGAGCTAAAATACGTACCCCCATACGAGTCATTTCTACTAGAGAAGCTTCAATAGCTCGATCCATGTCTGTTAGCGCATCTGTCGGAGTACGGAAAGCATCAATCCTATCGCTAGAGCCTAGCTTGATCCATGAACCTAAACCAGCACCAGCTATTGAAGCAAAGTCTTCCTTGCTCATGTCAGAGAAAATCACAGGAGTAAAAGTACTAGCACCATACATTAGATGATTACGACGAGATACTTTATTGTATAGAGCAATTTCTTTGTCAATTAGTGGTGTTAGCATAGGTGCTTCCAGAGAAACTTCCCCATTTAGTGGGAAAATTGGAAGTTGAGTCATAGGCTCACCCCACATCATTGGAGTGATAGGCTCACCATCTGCAATCCAATGGTCATTGCTAAATAGCTCGGTACCAAAAAGCTGAGTCATCTTTAGATCGCCATTAATTAGATCTACAGTAGCTTCACCTTCTTTTTTGTAGTATTGTACTGTGTAATAGCCCTGCTCATTAATATAGTGATCTGCAGCCACAATACTTAGATTTGGATGCCATTCAGAGTCTTTGTAAGTTCTACCAATGTAACGGAAAACAACACGAGTGAGTGCAGGACGACCTGTAGTTTTATCAATGTTAGTTTGCCAGTTAATTACATCCTCTGCTTTCCAAAGAACAGGATAAGGAGCAATCATTTTCTTTTGCTCAGGATCAAGGTCAGCATAGTTTGGAACAACAGGGAAATCTACAGAAACCCAACCACGGCTAGTAGATAGTTCTTCCCAAATAGCAGCATCAAGGAAAGCTACAAGGGGACGACCGTCTTCAGTAAAACGATTACGAAGCCAAGAGTCAGCTTCTTCAGGTGCAGCTTCTGGAAGCATTAGCTCTGGTGGTTTACGTAGTAGTCCACCTGTAAGAATTTTAGCATACTGTGAGGTTAGACCTGGAAGTTCTGCTTCAGCTACATACCAGCGATACTGCTCTGAAGACATACGAGGGCTAAAAGGAACAAGAAGGTTAGTATAATTTACTTGATCAAGATAACGATCATGCTCTTTAGCATATAGCTCACCATTAAGAATAG